GAAAAAACTAAAAACTTTTGACAATTAGAGAATGAGCAAAAAAGGAGCTTTGACATGATTGAAGAGTTAAAGAAACATTTAACTGATAAAAACATCGATCCGTCGATCCTCGACGACTTCGTCCCTTCTGAGGATGCGATCGAAGAAGATCTTCTTGCCGATGCCTTAGACACGCTTTCAAAAGCGATGAAGAAACAAGACAAAAGCAAAAAAGACGACGACGATGAAGATGATGACGACACCATGAACTTCGAAGACGAAGATGAAGACGAAGACATGGAAAAAGGCGGTAAAGGCGGTTACGAATACATGGACAAGATGAAAGACATGCAAGACGCTATGAATATGATGGCGAAAGGCACAGACAGCATCTTAGCAGACATGGAAAAACGCTTTGGTGCAATCGCTAAAGGACTCGAAAACGTACTTAAAGAAATGCAGTTCTATCGACGAGAGAACAAAGAGATCAAGAAGAGTCTAAGTGCTCACTTTGACCTTCCTGTCGCTCCGCGTGCAGTTTCCAGCATGAACATCGTACGACAACAAACGGAGTCTATTCCTCAAGAGAGTCGTCAAGATTTGATTTCTAAGGCACTTACTCAACTGCAAGACCCAGAAGTAGACAGCTTGAAAAAATCCCGTCTTCTTTCTGCCGTGTCTCGCCTCGAATCAGGTGCTCCCTTAACCGACGTTTTAAACTTAATCAATAATTAGGAGAAATGACATGCATAATTTCCCCGAAGCTAATCAACTCGTAAATGTTCGAGACTTAGCAGAATTAAACAATGCCCTCCGCAAATCTGCCAATGCGGGTTACCAATCCCCTGCGGGGACAAGCGGAGGGGACACAGGTTCTCTTTCTCCCCTTATCCCTCAAAGTATTGAGAACACACTTGCAAGTGCTACTTATACAATGAAAGAGTTGGCTTTATGGCCTGCGATGCCTAAAGTCAATGCTACAAACACCGTGCACGAGTATGCTGTTATCAATGACCACGGTCTCGATCTAGAGCCCTTCATCGCCGAAGGATCAGCAGGACAAACGAATCGAAGTTCTTACGAGCGTAAAAGCGTCCGCGTGAAGTATCTTGCAGAACGACGGGAAGTGACTGACGTTGGCTCTTTGGTTGGACTGCTTGGAAACAATGCAAACGCCATTGCACAAGAAACCGAACGCGGAACTCTTCGACTACTCGGTAAACTTGAGCGGTCTTTATGGCACGCAAACGAGTCTGTGAATCCTCTTGCGTTCGACGGGATCATTAAGCAAATCGAATCTCATGATTCAGGTGCAAACACCTTCGATCTTGCAGGAAAGTCTCCGACTCCTCGACTTCTTCAAGAAGTGCTTTCTGAGTTGCAAAGTGCTCCCCGCTATGGTCGTCCAGACTGCATTTATGTAGAGCCTCGAATCCATGCGGAATTGATTAAGTTTGCAGTTCAATTCGGACGTCACGATCAGTTAAGCATTCGTTCACTCGGTGCGGGTCAAGGATTAAGCTACGGCGTGCAAGATCTTCATATTATGAGTCCTTACGGGGCTGTGCCTGTGAAGTCTGCTCCTTTCTTGTTCGACTCTTACAAAGCACCCTCAACCGCATCTTCTACAGACGCACCAAATGCACCTGCATCAGTGACTGAGATTGTTGAAGACGACGCATCGAGCAAGTTTGTTGCGAATGATAACGGTACTTACTACTACAAGATCGTATCTGTAAATAACAGCGGATACAGTGCTCCTTTGACAAGTGCACAAGTAACTATTGATACCACTGCGAACCCATTGGATAACAAGGTCACTCTTCAAATCCCTCAAACTGCGGGCGCGGTCTTCTTCAAGATCTATCGTTCGGAGAAGAACGGAAGTGCAGATACTTGCTCATTCATCGGAGAGATTAAACAAGCGTCTCAAGGGACTACCGACTTCGTCGATCTTAACGCACGTCGTCCGAATACCTCCAAGATCGTTTTTGTTCAACATGATCCTCAAGTCATGGAGTTCGTTCGATTGCTTGACTTCTTCCGTCGTCCTCTTGCAGAAGTTGCGACCTCGAAGCCCTTCTTGCTTATGCTCTTCGGGAGTCCTGTCGTGAAAGTACCTTCAAAGTGTTGGGTATTACAAAACGCAGGAGTCACCGCAACGTCTTCAATGCTTGACACGATTGTCTAAGTTAAAGAAGACTTCCTGATCTAATCTAACAAGAGAGCGTGAATCTATGAGCATTTACACCCAGCTTACTCCTCAATGGCTAAAAGACACTTTTTTGCTAGGGGTGGATCTCACGCTTGACGATGGAACAGATTACCCTGATGTGATTTATACTCAAAGTATCAACGCATCTATAAAACACGTCGAGAGCGATCTAGGAATATCCATAGAGCCGTTTTCAGTCGTGCAAGAAGGCCACGATGCAGAGCGTCAAGGACGTTTCTCTTATTGGCCTTTCAGGTTGGATAATCGGCCTATTATGAGTTTTCAAAACGCTCGAATTAGATTCGGGTCTTTTGAGCCTGTCGACATTCCGACGTCGTGGATCAAATCAACAAGTACGATTCACGGACAAATTAACTTGATTCCAAGTGAAGAATCCTTAGGGTCTTATTTTTTTAGGGCAGGCGTTCCTCTAATGGGAGGATATGGAATCTATGAAAACAGGGAATACATCCCTTCTTATTTCGAGTTTGACTATACAGCAGGATTCGAAGAGCGATCGGGGCAAGCAACAATTCCCCAAGGGTCGACAGAAGTGTCTGTGACGCTCTCTCCTCGCGTTTTACTCAGTTATACAGTAGAAACAACAAACGCGTCTCAAACCTCCGTTGAACTCAAAAACAAGAGTCAAGAAGGGTTTACTCTCTATGTAGACAGTGCACCCTCTGAAGACCTTGTTATAAACTGGACGATGGACACACTCCCCGCAGACCTAAAGCAAGCCATCGGCATAAAATCCGCGACACTCCTTCTTCTTCATGTAGCGGGGGACTTGATTCTTGGGGCAGGTATTGCAAGCCAAAGCTTAAGCGTAGACGGATTGAGCACGAGCGTAGGAACAACATCGTCCGCGATGTATAGCGGATATTCTTCTCGATCTGAGGCTTTAGATAAGCAATACAAGATTCTCATACAAGCGTTAAGATCGCAGTATAAAATTGTACAGTTCGGAGTCGTGTAATGCCCGCGTTTCCTTCAAGAGAGCCTCAGAAAATCCGGCCTCGTATCGATTTCGACATGGAGGCGTTTCGCAAGCTCGTCTTTGCGAAAGGCGTGGATCTTCAATGGGAGCAGTGTGCCGAATGCCCGTGCTCTCGTCCTGCATCTGATTTCTCTTTGAATCTTGTACAGACAGCGACGGATCACACGGGCGAAGCCCGTCAGGATTGCACTCTATGCGACGGACGAGGTTACTTTTGGCATAGCCCTCAAACGATTCGAGCGATCGTGACAAGTGCCTCCTCGAACACAGAGCGTTACGCCTTATATGGAGAATATGCGAGGGGGATGGTCAGCGTGACCACGCTCCCCGAACATCTTCCCTCTTATGGGGATCGATTCACACTAATCGATTCCGTCCGTGTGTATAGAGAGACAAGAACACGAAAAGGGACAATAGAGGCACTAAGATACCCCATCGAAGCCCGCTCTCTTGATTTAGAGTCTGGCGTCTCCTCTGTGTCTGTTCTCTACCTTCAAAGAGCAGGAATAGACGGATTGACAACAGCACAAGACGCTCTTGTCTTAGGTACAGATTACCAAGTAACAACAGATGGAAAGATCGACTTTACTCTAGGAGATCAGTCGGGGGGTGCTCCTGCACTGAACTCTCGTTATTCCATCTCTTATTTTGCACGCCCTCGTTACTACGTTGCGGATCATCCGCATACACATCGAGACAGCGTTTTCATTCGGAAATCCACCGTAGAAAAACCGTTACTTCTTCCCTTACAAGTAAATTGCTCCTTTGAGTTTATGGGGTCGTAATGAGTGCCCTTCAAGTTCAGCTAAAGAAGATTCTAGGGTTCGAACGAAAGGAGATTGTAAAGAAGAACAAGATCCTCGCTCAGGTGGTTCTTGCAGAATGGAGTACACTAGCAAGAAAGCGACTAAAGAAAACAAAACAAGCGTACTTGTCGAGCCTCCAGATCCGAGACCTTACAGAAAAAGGATTTATTTGCGGGTTGCCCGCTGTGCCTGAAACGGCGACGCTTGCTTTAATTGTCGAGTTAGGCATGGGAGCAGGAGGCATCGGAACACAAGGACGGTATGATGTAAGAGATTTACTTCTTCGCGAATCG